GTTCTCGCGCACGGCGACCGCCGACTCGGTCCAAAGGTTGCAGACCTCGTTGTTGGCCTTCCCGAACAGGCCCTGCGAGAAGATGGGGCGCTTGTAGGTCATAGGCGAGCCGGACGGGCGAGCGCGGTCTCGGCGACGATTGTGGTCGGCAGCATGGCGGCGTGGTCGGTCTTGGTCGGGTACGGCTGGTACCACCCGACGGCGCTCACCTGCTGCACCTGCTGACCGGCGACGGTCAGACCGGGCAGCAGAATCGGCTCGCCGGTCGCGTTGGGCACCGGGACCTGCTCGAGGTGGTTGATGTCATCGAACGTCCAGACATGGATCAGCCGCCATGTCTCCTGCTCCTGTGTGACTGTGCATCCCCGGTAGAGCAGGCAGCCGACGGGATAGAAGCCGAACATCACCACCGAGTTCCGGGTGCCCTGATTCGTGATAAAGGTGTTGAACGGTGGATCGGTCGCGGTGGTCGATCCCGCTGTGGTGCGGTCCCACAGGTACTCGAGCTGGATCGTCTGGCCGGCGATTTCGCGCCTGCGCGGCTGCCCGTTCAGGTCGACGCGAGTGCCGCCGATGTCGCTTGAAGGCGGCCACGCCGCATCGCCGTTGGTTGGGAGCGCTGTCCAGGTGCGGTACTGCGCGAGCGTCCTGCTCGAGGCGTTCCGGGTCTGCCGGCAGAAGTACCCCATCGCCGAATACGGCTCCTGCACCACGCCGTAGGTCGCCTGCACGATCCACGTGTATGGAGCCGCCCGGTCCGGTGAGTACGCCACGTTCCGACAGATTGCCAGCTTTAGCCAGGCGTCGGTCGAATGAAGCGCGCTCGGAGGCCGCGCCGACGGCTTCGGGACGTTTGCGTCTGCCAAGACGGTCGGATCGCCGGGGTACGTGTCGGTCGGCGAGGACGGCGTCCACCGGACCTGATACGTGCAGCCGACCGTGTTCTCGTTCCCGGGCTGCTGCAGCGTGTAGATCCGCGATTCAGGCTTCTCGATGATGCTGACGGGCATTACTTGCCTCCCTTCAGCGAGCCGGCGATCTGCCTGAGCAGCTCGGTCTGCTGCTGGTCATAGGGCATGCCTCGGGTGTCACCGGGCATGCTTGCGAGGTCCCCGCCGGTCGCCCCGCCGAACCAGAAGCGCCCGACATCGTCCTGAGTGTTGAAGCTCGCGAGCGGCTGAGATGCGATCCTTGCGGGGATCTCGAGCAGCTTGTCCCAAGCAGTGATCGCGTCCTGCTTCAGCGATTCCCAGCCGGCAACGCCGCCGACCATGCTTCCTGCCCGCTGGGCCTCGTCCATCATTGCCCGCTGCTTGATCTTCTCGGCTGCGGCGACGTCCAGGCCGAGCGACTGCCCCACCGCCATGTCCCGCTGCATCTGAACGACCTTGGTTTGCGCCTGCGCCGTGCGGGCCTCTGGGCTGAAGCGGGCGGCCATCTGGTTGACCTCCTGCATGCGGCGGTCGACCTGCCCGACCACGCTCGACACGAGCTGGTATGCGCCCTGAATCACGCTCACTGCCGCGGACACGCTCGTCGCCGCCGCAGTCCGGCTGGCGGTCCTGTTCAGGCTCTCGAGGGAACGGTTCGCCGCGGCGACGCCCTGCTGCACGCCGCGGGGGTCGACCTCCGCCCAGATGACCGCCTTCATGCTCTTGTCAGCCATCAAAGTTTCCCTTCAGCCATGGCATGACTTCGGTGGGCCGACGCCGAGTCAGCGCGCACGCGATCACCCCGAGCAGGTGCTCGCATCGCTCTGGCGTGGTCAGCTCCGATGCCAATCCGGCGTCCATGGTCATCCTCTGCTCAGGGCTTCCGATGCGCCAGAGCCTTCGCTCGGCGCGTGTGTAGGGCGCGGCCGGTTGACCTCCTCGATGAGCTGCGCGGCGATTTCCGCGTCCAGCTCGCCGACGTTGGTGCCGGGCGCAAAGAGCGGCGACCCGTCCGGGAGGGTGCAGCACGCCGCCCACCAGTAGGGGTTCTGGTTGGACAGCGCGACGTCCGCCAGGCGCGGCCGGCGGACAACCACCGGCCCGATGCCGTCGATCTCGACCGTCCGGGGGACGGCCTTGCCGATCTTGGCCGGGTCGAGGCTCACTGCTGCTCCCAGGTCAGCTCCCAGACCGCCGCACCGGTGCCGTCATCGGAAATGGACGCGCTGGTGATCTGGATGTTGTAGGACCCGTAGGCCTGCGAACCCTGGTCGGTGTAGCTGAACGTCAGCGTCGCACCCGTCGCCGCCGCGAGGTTGGCCGGATTCATGTGCGACCGGATTGCGTTGTCAACCGCTCCGTCGTTGCGGAAGAGCGTCATGGTTCCCGAGCGCCGGATTCGGCCGGGCGCGCGCTTCTCCACGTAGTCACCGATCTGGGTGACGTCGAGTGACGCGCGCTCGAGGTTGACCGTGACGGACTTGCAGGTGACGGCCGTCTGGCCGCTGAACGAGAGTGATCCGCCGTAGCCTGCGATGAGTGCCATTAGTTCTCCCTTGCGATGATGGTGAGCGTGAGTGAGAGGATGCGCTCAGCGTCCTGCTGACCGTCATCCGGCGTTTCCGTGCGAGAGGCAGCGGCCGCCCCGACCAGGACGAGCGTGTAGTCGCCGGTATTCATCGGGCCCGTGAACTCGGCGATGACTGCGTCGGCCACGGACGCGGCGTCGAGCGCCTTGTCCGCAATGCAGTCGACCTGGGCAGTGACGTTCCAGACCTGTTTCACGACGCCCTGAACGACCATGGCGGCGTCGGCGTTGGTGACGTCGAACACGATGCTCGGCGTCTGGTCGCCGGCGGTCCTGAGACCAAGAGAGACAGGGACGCCGACCGCGTCCAGCACCTGCTTGATCTCGGAGGTGATCTCAACGAGTCCCACGGCGGCCTCCGTTCGCGAGCAGGCGGCGCGCCTCGGCGAGCACCTCGCGGGTAATGTCTGCCATCACGCGGCCGAGGTTGCTCTGGGCGTAGTTGAAGAATCGGCGGTTGCCCGGCTTGAAGCCGACGGTGGCGGCGATGACCGGCTTGTCCCGGCCGATTCGCCCTGCCTTGCCCTTGTTCGTGTAGCGCCCGGAGCTGCCGTAGTGCCGGAATCCGCCCTCGAGCAGGTGGAACACCCGCTGACGTCCCTTGGCGCGTGCCCCGCCCTTGCGCCCGTACTGGACGCCGAGCCGGACCACCAGGGGAGCCGTTGGGCCAGCCCCGCCGCGGCGGACGTCGAACTTGGTCGCCGCCGCAATCGCTCGCCGGTGCAGCTTGCGGCCGCGACCGGGTGCGGAGGTGGCCACGGCCTTCAGCGCCCGTGCGTGGGGCGACATGGCCCGGCGAATGCCGTTCTTGCGGGCGCGCTCGTTCAGCCGTTCCGGGAGCTTCGCCAGCGCCTCGCGCACGGCCCGGTCATCGACCGTCAGGCGGACCTGATTTCGGCGCTGAAAGAGGTTCACGGGATGACCTCCGTGGCGACCACACGAAGCCGTTTCCTGCGTCCGGCGTCGGGGTCGACCACGCTCGACACGTTGAACTCGCGCCCGCTCAGCAGCAGCCGGCATCGCGCCGTCAGCGACGGGTGGTACGCGGTCTCGATCTCGAGGTCGGTCCGGACGGCGACGCCCATATCGTCGATGACCTCGCGCTGCGACGGCTTGATCATGCCGCGCACGTAGCCCACGGTCGACCACGTGATCGTCGCCTGCCCGACGGCGTCGGCGGCGGCGGTCGGCGCCTGCACCGTGAAGATGTCGCGCCAGAAGCCGCAGCCGGCCATGGGTCACCTATCCGATGCTGTTGTCGGAGTGCATCCGACGAATGGTCTGAATGAACGGATGCGGCTCCGGGGTGACCGCATCGTCGCCACGGAACGCCTCGAGGTGGCCGACCTGCAGGCGGACAGCCATCCACTCCTCCTCCGTCATGTCCTCCGGTGCGCGACCGGTCGCCGATTCCCACGCCGAGAGAGCGGCGCGGAGCCCGGCGGCGATGGCCGGATCGTCCTCGTTGTGAGGCTTCTTCAGCCAGGCGCGGAGGTCGATGAGGTTGGTCGGGATCGCGCTCATGGCACCTCAACCGGGAGGGTGGAGCCGAAGCCCCACCCTCCCGAGCTGCATGGAGGAGGTTTGATCAGGTCAGCGTGATCTTGAACTGCGTCACCGCCTTGGCGCGGGTGATCTTCGAGTTCGCGAACACCATGCCCTGGAACTTGACGCGGCCCGTGCCGGCGAGGGTGATCTCGTCGCGGATGAGGCCCATGTTGCCCCACTCGACGCACGCGAACGCCTCGCGGATGTTGCCGAACACAAGCGGGGTGTTGTTGCCCGCGGCCGTGATCTTCGCCGGCGCCCAGGGCGCGATGTAGACCGGGCGGCCCATGAGGGTCTGGCCGGCGGCGCCCGTCAAACCAGCGTCAGCCGACGGCTGGAAGATCGGCACGTTGCTGCCGGACGCGGCCTTCAGGCTCGCGATGGCGGCGTAGGCGTCCTGCGACATGACCCACACCGACGATCCCCAGTACTCGCTCGGGAGCGAGCGGTAGCGGATCTCGGACAGCTTGTCGACCGTGAAGGCGGCGTCCCACGCCGTCGAGCTCGCCGCGGCCGACGCCGTCACCTGGTTGGTGGCGGTGTCGTTCACGAACAGGCCCTTCGGCTGGTTGCTGCCGGAGCCGAGGGTGTAGCCGTACTCGAGGCCGCGCGCCATCTGCCGCTGCAGGTGGTCGACCACCTCGGCCTCGACGTCGAAGTCGGCCTGCTTGATGAGCCAGTGGCTCACCTCGCTGCGCGGCAGACCGCCGACGGGCGGGAGGTTGACCTCGACGTAGTTGCCGTCGTACGCCTGCGAAACCGGGCTGTCTTCGGTGGTCCAGAACTGGGTGACCGCGGCGCGGGTCTCCTGGTTGTTGTAGCGGAGCGTGACGTTGCCGCGCGCACCGGTGCGGAGGTCGGCGAGGTTCCGGACCACGGTGTTCGCGGCCAGGTACTTCATGATCTCCTGCGAGTAGAGCTTGGGCACCAGCACGCCCGAGGCGCTGGTCGTGATGAGTTCGCGGGTCTCGGGGGCACGGCCGCCACGGCACCACGCGACGAACTGGTCGCGGTACTCGCGGCTGTCGAGCCACTCGTCCTGCTGCTCGCGGCGCTCGGCCACGCGCTTGGCGGGGGTGGCGGCGACCTGCACGCCGGCGTCCTTGGCGAGCAGCGCGGCGCGCTCCTCGACCATTTCCTCGATCTGCGCCCGCAGCTCCGCGTGCGCGTCCGTACCGGCTTCCACTGCCTTCTCTGCGTCCCGAAGCTCAGCGAGCTTCAGGTTCATCGTCCTGATGTTCACGGTGTTTCCCTTTGTGATGATGGTGGGTGCGGGCTGCGACCGAGCCTCGGCCGAGGTGCCCGCGTAGGCCCCGACCTCAACAAGTGAGATTTCCCGCAGGTCGACGCTCTTCAGCGTGCGGTCCCTGCCGGACCATTGGTCGCCGCCTTCCGGAACCCGGAAGCCGAACGACATTTCCGAAACGACGCCGCGCTTGACCAGGTCGAGGATGTCCTGGTCGCGCTGGCTCTCCCCGAGCGTCGCCGTGTACTTCAGGCCTCGCTCGTCGCTCTCGAGCACGAGGGTCCCGCTCTTGGTGTTCGCGATGATTTGCTTGCTGTCGTGCATGAACCAGAGGGACGCGCCCTTCTGGATCGCCGCGTTAAATGCGCCGGGCGCGATCTGCTCGCGGAACTCGCCGCGCGAGCCCATGAGCGGCTTGCTCCAGCTGTTGTAGAGCGCCGCGTAGCCGGTCAGGGTGCGACCCTCGACCGTGCCGATGGGTGCGGAGCGGACTTCAAGCATTCGGGTCCTCCTGGTCGGCCTGCTGGTCGGCGGCCGGGTCGGTGATGCCCGAGATGACCGGCGCGGGCGTGTCAAGGCCCTCGACGGGCGGAAGGCCCATGCGCCGGCGGGCGTCGTTGGGCGCGAGCACGCCGACCTGCACGAGCTGCGCGTAGGCGCGGCCGGCGGTGCGGAAGTCGCCGATGGTGATGGGCGTCAGGTCCGTGCGGAGGGTCTCGCCCGGCGCGAGCAGCTTGCGGGTGATCTCGGTGTCGATGCCGGCGACGAACGGCGCCAGGCAGTGTGTGACGTAGGCCTGCGCGACCTCGGGCTGGCTGCGTCCCTCGCCCTGCCAGAGCAGCTGCGGAGGGATGCCGAAGGCGCGGGCGACGTCCTCGACGCCCATGCGCTTCGCGTCGAACAGCCGGCTGGCGGCGTCGGCAGCAAGCTGCGCCGCCTTCATGCCCTCGCCGAAGAACGCGGGCGTGGCGACCTTCTCGCCGCCGTAGTGCTGTTCCGCCCACTTCGTCCGCATCTGGTCGCGGGCGTTGGCCGTCAGTGGCCCGGGGTGTTCCACGGCGAGCTTTCCGACAAAGCCGGTTTTCGCGAGTTCCTCCGCAACCTGGTCGAGGATGGCTTGGGTCGACAGGACGCGGCGGCACTGGATAACGGGAGACACCCCGAGCCACGGCGAGAGGGGATCGGTGAGGGCGCGGATGTGGATGAGGTTTGCGTCATCCACCGCCCGGTCGTTGATCTTGTAGCGCGCCTGCGTCCCGTTGAGCTCGACGGTGACCGCGCTTGAGTCGATGGGGTCCAGGGCGACCGGCGCGCCAGTAGTGAGGTCGCGGCGGATGAACAGGAATCCATTTCCGTGCGTGAGCGCGCTGGTGGCGATCCACCGGCGCAGCTCAAAGCCGCTCAGGAACGACGCGCTGTCACCCTTCAGCAGCTCGACGGCGGGCGAGTCCTCGACCACGGAGCCGTCCCGGCGCGTGACCGTCATGTCGAGCCGGGCCGAGTCGGTGGCGATCAGGTTGATCGCCCGCACGATGGACGGCACGCCGAGCAGGTCGACGCTCAGGTTCTGCAGGCTCGACGTATCGAACACCACCACCGCGTTGGTGGTGAACGAACGGAAGAAGCGGCCGAGCCACGACGCCATCCCGCCATGTTCGGGCAGTCGCCGCGCGATTCAAGGGGCGCGGCAGACTCGCAGCATTCACGGAATGCGCGCGGCGTCAGATTGTGCAGACTGTGACGCTACTTTGAGTCTGCTTGATCGTTGAAGCAGTCCCAGCCGCGCCGTTCCGCTTCTTCTAGATCCCGCTCACGCGGAGGCCCTGCGTTCAGATCAATGTGTTCTTCGTAATAGAAAGAACTCCAGCGGCACAGCTCCCGCCTCGCCTCGTCGCGCTCGGCGGTGAGGCGTTCCGTCAATTCCTCTAGCGCGTCGATCCGTCTTGCCATGCTCTCCAGTTCGTCCACGGCTGTTCGAATGTCGCGTGGGTGCGGACGGTAGCGTTCGTCCCGCAATTCTTCGATGATCTCCGGTAGGTGCGGATTCAGTTTCATGTATGGCATGGCTTTCACTTGTCGTCCTCCTGCGGGAAGCAGTCCCAACCGTGGTTCTTCGCAATATCAAACGCATCAGGTTGCACATCGCGGGATACCCGCCCGCAATACATCCGCCTCGCCTCGTCGCGCTCGGCGGTGAGGCGTTCGATTTCTCGCTGCTGCTGTACCAGCGTTGCGGAGAGCTTGCTGAGGTCTGGGTTGCACCGATTGTCCGTCATGCTGCCACCTTTCAGAATCCAGGCTGTGATTCGTACATGCTGCCGCCCATGATCTCAAGGTCGTGCAGGACACGGGCGGCCATGACCTGCGCGGTGACTGCGTCGATGTTGCTTGTGCTGCGCTGCTTCACGGGCATCGCAAGCCCCGTCAGGCCCACGTAGAGCCGCGCGGAGGCTAGGCACGCCCGCAGCACGGGGTCGGGCCTGCACCGGACTCGCTCCGAGCGAATCCAATCGCTCCAGATCGCCCAGCCGCCGCCCATCCAGACGATGGTCTGGGGGGCCTTGTGCCACTTCCAACCGTGTTTCCGCTCCATCTGGGCCGCCCACGCGGAGGCCTTGCCGACCGGGTCCGCGATGAACGCGCGGATCTCGAACCGCCGGCAGATGTCGACCAGCCGCGCCTCGACGGCGTCGAAATCAATCGTCGGGCCGCCGCAGTTGGTCAGGTGCCCGTCAGCCACCCACCGGCTGAGCGGCTGCCGC